CTGAACGGTGGCCCCGGCGTCGGTATCACAAACGCATCTGGCGCGATCACAATCACGGCAACAGGCACGGGCTTTATTGGTGCAGTTAGTGCGACTTCGCCGCTTCAATCCACAGGCACGCAGTCGATTGTGATTAGCCTTGCCAGTGCAGTGCCAGTATCGCTTGGTGGTACAGGACAAACTTCTGCACCGTCTAACGGGCAGTTGCTGATTGGTAACGGGTCGAGTTTTGTACTCTCGACGTTGACTGCCGGTACCGGCATGACGATTACCAACGCAAGTGGCAGCATCACGTTAAGTTCAGCAGGTTTGCCGACGATGAACATCGTCTCTGGCACGACTCAGACCGCTGTAAACAACAACCACTACGTACTAACCAACGGTTCTGCTACGACTGTGACACTACCCTCTTCGCCTTCGGCGGGTAACGTGGTTTGGATCACGGTGGCTAATGGATTGACGACTAACGTCGTGGCTCGTAACGGGCAGAACATCAACAGCATTGCCGAAGATATGACTATCAATAGTGCATACGCAGGTATTCAGTTGCGATATGCAGACGCAACACGAGGATGGGTATTTACATGAGTACGCTAACGCAGTTTTTGCCGCAGACCGGCATCAAGTCGGTTCAACGGGGCTTGATTACAATCAGTAGTAATAGTTATTTCAACACCGCAACTATTTCGGCAGTTAATTTGTCGAAGTCATACATCAATTATTTGGGTTCTGCTAATCCCGGCGGTGTTTCTTCTGTTGCGGACATCATGTGCCGAATGGAATTTGACAGTTCTACTCAAGTAGCAGCCATCAGAAGTGGAAACACCAACGGAACAACTGTTTCTTATGAAGTAGTGGAGTTCAACTAATGACTTATTTTTACGTTGAACTTGATCAGAACAGTATCGTCAAGGCTACGCTCCAGACGTACGCGCCGATTGATAAACCGACCATGATTCAAACTGATCGACTTCGTAATGACCTGCTTGGTTGGAAGTACGAGAACGGACAGTTCTATCCGCCGAATTCGTAAGAGACATCCATGCCACTTCCGTCGTCAGGGTCAATATCGTTAAGCCAAATTCAAACTGAGTTTGGCGGGTCTAACCCAATTAGTATCAATGAATACTACAAGGGCGGCGCGTATGTATTGACTACGGATAACGCTCCTAACGTACCTACCAGCGGGCAAATTGACTTTAATGATTTTTGGGGAGCAGGTAAGTCTGTGGCCCCGCCGACTGTTGAATACTTCATCGTTGCTGGAGGTGCTGGCGGCGGCGGTAGTGCTTATAATGATTTTTATGTATCGCCTTTTTACTACCTCCAATATAACCCCGGTGGCGGTGGGGGCGCGGGCGGCGTCGTTAGTTCCACCACCTCAATTTCAGCAGGCACTAATTATGCGGTAACGGTTGGCGCTGGTGGGGCTGGTGGCAGTGGCGGCGGTCAGGGTAATGAAGGCACTTATTCGTATTTTGTCGGCATTCCGGGCCGTACGGGTAGCGGAGGTGGCTATAACGGCAGTAGTTACGGCGGCACTTACTACGGATCAACCGGCGGCGGTGGCGGTAGCGCAAATTACAAATATATTAGTGGTTGGGTTTTCAGCCACTCTGATAATCGTGGTGCAGGCGTTGCTTATCAAGGCAACCAAGGCGGGTCTGCGAGTCTTGGGGATCAAAGCGGAGGTTCTGGCGGCGGTGGCGGTTTCGGCGGCGCTGGGTCTGGGCCATACGGCGGCGCTGCATACGCATCAACATTTAGTGGAACTACGGTGTATTACGCTGGCGGTGGTGGCGGCGGTGGATTCCCATACGGTTATCCGGGCGGCACTAACGCAGGGAGCGGCGGTACGAACTTCACCTCTGGAACAGCAGGAGTAGCAAATACTGGGTCTGGTGGTGGCGGCGCAGGCACTCAGTTTGGTGTTTATACTGCCACCTTTGGAAGCAACGGTGGGTCGGGTGTCGTTATTCTTAGATACTCAAATGTTTATGCAAATGCCGTAGCAACTACTGGATCTCCAAGTTTCTCTGATACTGGTGGGTACAAGATCTACCGTTTCACTGGTTCTGGCTCTATTCGTTGGTGACGTATGGCGCATTTCGCAAAACTTGATGAGAACAACGTCGTAACTGAAGTAATTGTTGTCAACAATGATGTTCTTCATAATTTACCTTTTCCAGAATCAGAACCTGTTGGCGTAGCGTTTTGCCAGTCACTTTTTGGCGCGGATACGATTTGGAAACAAACTTCGTACAACGGAAATTTTCGTGGGTGTTACGCAAGTAAAAATTATACTTACGATTCGGCTATTGACGAGTTTGTACCGCCACCACCTCCGCCGCTGTCAAACTTTATAATTCAAATACAAAACAGAGTTGGCGTATTAGCACCTCAAAACTTGAGTGAATCTGAGTTGCCATAATGGTATTTCATAAAACAACTAAGAAAGCATTTGTGTTCCCTACTAAAACAGGGACATTTACTGCTATGCACTTTTTAAAAAATATTGGCTGGAAATTTCTTGGTGGGCCTCATCAGTTTTATGAGTTTTTTGCAGAAAAATATCCTAATCTTTATCAATATCAAGTTTATTGTTTTTTTAGAAACCCACTTGCTCGATTTGAAAGTGCAATACTTCATGTTAAGCAAATGCCATATTCCGGCAGCGATTTTCAAGGGGTAATTGATAAGAACAAAATTTCAAAAACAGTTGAAACTATCTCATACGACGAAGTAATAGATATTTTTAGTCAAGTTTCAGAAACTTTTGAAATGCTGTTCAAACCCCAAGTTGCTTGGCTTGCTCATTCAAATATTCAAGCCCTTGATTTTGATAATTATGAGGCAGAACTACGTCGCGTAACTGAAAACGCTGACCAACCCATCGTTCGGTACAACACTTCAACTGACTTTGGCCGCAGCGTCATCACTGACAAGGTTCGTGAGTTTGTCCGTGACTATTACGCTGCCGACTACCAGTTTGCCAAGGACGTTCTTGGTAAGGAGTATTGATCATGATGACCCTAGTCTCGACGTTCCTTTCATTCCTCGCAGGTGGCCTGCCCAAAATCTTGTCGATCTTCCAAGACCGGCAGGATAAGAAGCATGAGTTGGCCCTCGTCGCTGCTCAGAAAGAGCGTGAGTTGGCGTTGGCCGAGCGTGGCTTTCTGGCTCAAGCGAGGGTCGAAGAAATCAAGTTGGAACAGATTCAAACTCAGACCGCCGCCGAGGAACGTCAGGCTCTCTATCAGCACGACATCGAGATTGGCAAAGGTGCGTCTCAATGGATGATCAATCTTCGCGCTTCGGTGCGTCCGGTCGTGACGTATATCTTCGTATTAGAACTCGTGGCGCTGAACATCGCCGGAGTCTGGTATGCCTATACCACGGGCATCCCGTTTGCGATTGCAATGGAGAATGTCTTCTCGGACGACGAGATGTTGATTCTGAGTTCAATCATCGCCTTTTGGTTCGGGACACAAGCATTCCAGAAAAAGGGATAAGCGGTGAAGGTCAGCCCCGCCGCTATCCAGATGATCAAGCATCACGAGGGGGTAAGGACAAAACCTTACCGCTGTCCGGCGCTGCTTTGGACGGTTGGCGTCGGCCATGTGATTGATCCTACCCACGCGGCAGTAAAATATGAG